GTCTGAAATTGTCATTTGTTTTTGCTTTGCCATTTACTCACCACTCCCAAAAAACATAGACGCACCGCGCCCGCGCTGGATAATACCATCAAGCGCATAGCGTAGAGCGTCCAAACAATGGTTCCAAGCGTCCACGATAATCGGCAATATATCGCCCGTCTGCTTGTCCACTTTGTACGAATAATGATTTAGTTCGTCGATTGTATGGCGGCATCGCGGATGGACGACAATATCAAACGACTTCAAAAACTCTATGCCGTCCTCAATACTGCCCTGCCACTTTTTCGCGCCGCTAATATGAAAGCCGCGCCGTTTCATAAAGCTGATTGTTTCGGGTCTTGCGTTATCCGCTTTTATAGGCCAGCTTCGCGCCGTTTCTATCGTGTCAAATAATGCGGGCGTTTCGTCAAGGTCAACTCCTACGCCCCATGCTTCACGATCTATATACAATGTGCGGTCTTTGATATAACAACGAATAAGCGCGGTCGGGTCTTGCGCGAAACCCCAGTCAGCCCCCTGATAAAATCTCGCGTCGCGGTCGGTTTCAAATTCTTCAACCCTAAACCGCCCCGCAAAGATTACGGCGTTAGAGTGCTTTCTAACCTCGCCCTCCCAAATGTGAAGATAGCTTTCATAGTCCCTCGCTTGCAACCAATCCTTTTCCTTTTCGAGAACGTCAGGGAAAGCGGGATTTTCGTTGTAGTTTACTTTGCGGACGTATGCGCCATCTGGCGGGTTGAGGATAAATCTTTGATATGTCGGGTCTTGCTCGTCAAGCGGGTTGAACGTCAGCCATATTTCGCTGTTGGGCTTTCGTATTGTCGGGATTAAAATATCCCAGCTGTCAGCACTAACGGCGGCGGCTTCTTCTACCCAGCAAATATCCACGCCTTCCGTTGATTTTATTTCTTGCGGGTTAGACCGTAAGCCCTTAAAGATAAACTCCGTGCCGCTTGTGCATCTTATCGCGTCCCGCGTGATCGTGTACGCACCAGAAAGCCCGATTGCTTCTATTTGCTCGCATAACAACTTGTGTACGCTGTCAGATATACTGCGTTGAATTTCGCGGGCGCATAATATCCGCATAGGCTTCTCATAGCCAAGCAAAAGCAAAGCCCGCGCGACGCTCCACGATTTCCCACTACCGCGCCCACCGTAAAACACTTTGTATCGGTGTGGTCGGAAAAGTTCCTCGAACGCGGGCGCAAAGGTAATCACTTGAAGTCCTCCGGCTTGTCGCTAAAATTGACTTGCAACGCGCCGGGAATTTTGGATACGCCCTGCACGTCGTTCTCGCCTAGCATTTCAAAGAGAACGCGAGCGAAGTCTGCCCGCTTGTGCGCGTTTTTCATCGTAGTATAAGCAATCGCCAAGCCGTTTGTTATATCTTCATCGTCGATACCTTCTGCTTGAATTGCCGCCCGTAGCTTGTCATGCTGACAAGGAAGCCCTACAAGCAGTTTTAATGCCTCGCGAATAGTTTTCCTTTCGCGCACCTGCTTTTGTCTGCCTAAGCCGCCTTTTCTACCGTTCTCTCGCGCTTTACTCGCGCCTTTTGTATATCTATGCGGCAAAATATTTTTATCGTTCACGTTCTCGCCCCCTTTCGGACCACAATATATTATTTAATTGCAACCCAACCCGCGAAATTCAAATACCGCCAAAAACAATCAACGGCAGAAAATCCGCTATCCCTCAAAAGCATCTCATTCCATTTTGCCGTAATAGGAACAAGAACACCCTCTAGGCTTTTTCGTTTTGTTGCTATTTGTTCTTCAGTATAGCTGTTTTCGCGTTTCATGTCGTAATACTCACTAACAAGCATTTCGTCTATTTCGTAAGTATTGCCTAATACCTTCTCAATTAAGACGAACGCGCCACCGGGCACAAGTTTTTCATATACGCTTTTGACGATCTTTTGCCTATACTCAATCGGAACAAATTGCAACGTAAGCACAGACAGAACAAGCGAGGCGTTTATATTTTCAAGCCCTTGCCGCAAGTCGTGATTTTTAACAACCATCAAGCCGTTATCAATCCACGCCTTATATTTTTCTCTTGCCTTGTCTAGCATCGGCTCACTAACGTCATATAGACGATAGGTATTGTACGCGCCGAAGGTTTCAACAAACGGCTTTATCGAGTTTCCATTGGAACACCCTATATCAACTATAAATGTTTTGGGCTTGACAAAACGCTTTCCAATATTGAAAGTTAGGGCGCGCATATCGTTATATGCCGGAATACTACGGGAAAGCATATTATCAAATACATTCGTAACATTTTCGTCAAATTCCCATTTTTTGTCAGGCATTACGATTGTATCTTGCATAAAATCTCCTTCTCGACCGTTTTCGCAATATGCGACATCATAACGGGTGGGACCATACGCCCTAGACGCTCCCATTGTTGCTCATAAGTTCCCGTTAAAATAAAATCATCGGGAATTGATGTTATTCGTTTTAACTCCGAAATTGAAAATTTCCTATCGTATAACGGATGACAATTTCCCGACGCGCTAGGTGAACCATTCATCTGACATATCGTAGAACATGGCGCGAACATTGATTCACGCTTTAGATTAAAATAGCTACCGTTCATATATCGGGCGCCACTATAAGGCTTAGAAGGGTTTTTCGGCATTCGCTTTAATACTTTGCCCCATTGATACTTATTAGCCGCGTCAAAAAGCATTTTTTCTTCGCTTTTATCTATTAATAAGCCATCAAACGCATCTTTCAACGTATAGAAATAAGGCAGTTTATTTGGAAAGGTCGGACGTACGCCGTATTTTTTGACAATATCTTTTCGTACGCCGCAAAATATAACGCGCTCTCGACGTTGAGGAACGCCAAGCCAAGAAGCATCTATTAACGCGGCTTTTGCTTCATAGCCGCATTGTTTCATATACGACAAAATATCGTTAAAATATCCGACTGCTTTGCCCTTTACAAGCCCGCTGACATTTTCGGCTATAAAGGTTTTTGGCTGTAAGCCGTCAAGCAATCGGATATACTCAAAGAATAAATCTTCTATACGCTGTTTTTTGCCGTCGCTATATTCTCTTTCCTTGCCCCACCCTTTTTCACGCCGTCCTGCCGTCGAAAACGCGCAACAAGGCGGCGAACCATCAAAAAGGTCAATCTCTCCCTTTTTGAGTTTGACTATATCAAGAATACTTTCAGCCGTTACCTCGCGAATATCTCGTACATCAAGAAAAGCGTCATGATTGGCCCTATAAGTTTTCTGCGCTTCTTCCACAAACTCATTTGCATATAAAACGCGAAAGCCCGCCATACGATAACCAAGACAAGAGCCGCCCCCCCCCGCTAAAGGTCGAAACGACATTAAATCCGTTCCATGAAATATCTTTTATTTCTTGCATATACGGAATACGGTATTTAGGCTTTTGCATTTATATCACCATTCATAGCCGCACTTCGGGCAAGTATGTTTTGTAGGAATTGAGCCGTCAAATTCCTTGAATCCTTCGCCGCCTTTTGGCAAGGTTTCGATTTCGCCTTGATAAAATCCAAAATCTCCCATATCAAAATCAAGGTCGCCTAATTCAAAATCAAGCATTTCGAAATCCCACTCTGCCAACTCGCCCACCTTGTTATCTGCCAAACGAAACGCCTTTATTTGTTCCTCGGTCAAATCATCGGCAACCACGCAAGGCACGCTTTCAAGTTTCAGCTTCTTTGCCGCCTTTGCGCGGGTGTGTCCGCACACAATCACGCCGTCACGATCTATCACAATCGGCACTTTGAACCCAAACGCCTTAATACTTGCCGCCACCGCATCAACGGCGTTATCGTTCTTGCGCGGGTTTCGCTTGTACGGCTTCAATTCGTCAAGCCGCTTCTCGATAATGTCCACAATGCACCTCGTTCCAAATACAAAAGCCCGCCGGAAGAATAGGGCGGGCTGTGGGGGTATGCGGCGGAGAGGAGACAACCGCCGCTATGCGAGAAAGGAGGCTTGTAGTGTGTTTTTCACTACTCCACGCTATTATAATACCACGGTTTTTTAATATTTTATTCCCGGAATAAGCTGACAGGGAGAAAATTTTTTCGCGTGTGCGCGGGCGCGTGCGCTCTCTCTTTCTCTTTTCTTTATTCTTTGTCTTTTCTTTCTTTGCTTCTTTCTTTCTTTTCGCTTTCTTTTTCTTTTCTCTTTCTCTCTGCGTTTGCGCCGCTTGCGATCCCATTTCACGCTAATATTATACCATGGATTTTTCGAGGCTTATTATAATAATAAGCAAAAACAATTTTCTATACTGACATTATATCACGCTTTTTGCGGTTCTTATTACTAAAATAAGCCTAAAAAACCCTCACAAGCTGTTCCTGCGCCGCGCAAGCTAACGCGAAATTGCGTATTTCCATGAGAATACTATAATACGTTGACTTCTCGACGTGGATTTCAAGGCAAGTATCGTATGACTTTTCTTTGCCTGTGTACCGCCGTTTGAAGATTTCTGCCTTGATCGTGTCGCGCCCGCACCATGCCTTTACCGCGTCAACCACGGCAAGCCAAGCCTCTGGGCGAAAAATCCTTTCCTTTGACGGGTAAAGGGTCACGCAAGATAATTCAACCGCCCGACGTAACGCCGCCGCAGGGGTCGGGTCGGAAATATAGCTATGCCCGCTTGGAGCGCCGCCTGTATGCCCGCCCGTCCCTATCTTGGCTTCCAAAACTGCCTCGCGGATTTCCTTTTCCCGCCGGAAAATATCCTCGATCTTGTCAACGTTCTTGTTTCCCGTTCTTCTCTGCATTGGCAACGCCTCTTTATAGCCGTTTTGGGCGGCTTTTATTTCGTTCGCGATAGTTTATATTCGCCGCGCATAAAAACCGCCGCTATACACCTTAAAACGAATTTTAGATATATTTCAGCCGCAACCTTTTTCCCGCATCAAACGCTCCCACTCAATAGTTGAGTTTTCTGCCGCGTCCGTTTCAAAACACATCATGCACCGCATTGAAGCGTTGATAATATGCGTGTCGGCCTTGTCGCCTTTCAGATACAGCATCAAATGCCGCACAGCCCGCCATGCGTGTTCTTTCGCGGGAATCTCGCGCCATGTTTCGCCGGGATATTTTTCTTGTCCAGCCGTTAACCCTTTCGCGATCTCGTCAAGCCAAGCCGGGGACAAATAGCGGTATTCGTTCGGCTCGTGCGCTTGTGGATAATCGGTTACACCGTGCGCCTCGGCGTATTTCCTCATTTCCTCTGCCTCTGTCATTCCCGCGCCCCCTTTAGTGCACAATCAAGCCATACGTTATCGCATAGTTCTCCATGTACTATTTTGCAGTTACTCCAATGCGGGCAATATCTGTTAGCTCCAGCCTTGCACGGTTGCAAAACTGCAATCGAGTAGACTATATTTTTCAGCGCGGCTTTCGCTTCTTGCTCCGTCAGCGCGTCAATCCGTTCCTTTATGACCATCGTCAGCCCTCCTGTTATACAAATTTATAACTTCGTTCCAAGCATTAACCGCCGCTGATTCGCTAGAATACCTAGACAAATCTAGCGTTCCGCATTTACCGCACTCAACGTGCCACGAATCACGCATTATACCGTTTTTGTCAGTAAAGATATCGTTGACAATCGTCGGGCGGTTTCCGCAAAAGCAAGGAATCAGTTTATCCATCGTTAGCCCTCCCATTTACTCACATCTACACCGACAGACAACCTGTCAATCTCTTCCTGCGCCTGCCGCCGCGTAAACCTTTCAAGATTAACAAACCATTTCGGATCAGTTTTCGTCTCTTGCACTAGCCAGTGTCAACCATCAACCTTTCGGCAAAATCAATCTGCGCCGTCGTCGGCGGTCTTGTGTCCCGTTGCATTGTTCAATTCCTCCATTTCGTCAAGAACATTCAACATACACCGCCCAAGCGTCGGCTTTTCGCATTTCTTCGGGCATCTTTTACAATCCAGCGAATTAACAACATATTGAAGTAAAAGCCACATGATTGCCTTTGTTTTTTCTGCATCCATAGCTTCAACCCGTTCAATGATTTTAGGCTTTTCCTCCATTTGAAAACACCTCGCGCTATAATATGACATTTGTTCAAACAATTGTGGGTATTCTTCTCGTCTAACAGTTCTTCCATCTGGGGATGTATAGCGTTCTGCGTACCATCGGTTTATAAGCCGAATCAGCACTTTTCGACGCACACCATGTTTGAATGTACGCAAATCTATATGTTTTTCTTTAGCGTCTTGTAATAGCTCTTCCTTTGTCCTGTTCCATCGATAATATTTTTTCATCGTCTATCACCTCGCATTTCGGAGCCTCGCCATGCGGCCTGTCATAAATCACTTCATAACCGCCATCCGGGTTATTGTGCCATGCTATACAGCTACGAATTGACTTCAACGCATCGAAAGCTCTCTCTGTTTCCGGCAATTTATAAACACCATAAGAGCCAAATAAGCTATTCATTCCGCGCAAATTAGGCATTAAAAGATTGCGGACACACAATAGCACCTGTTCCGCACATTCTTTTTTCTGCAAGTAATCGTCAATGCCGTCAGACGATACAGGCATAACAAGGTCAATGAGTTCGCCAAACTGCCCCATCCTCATACGCATCCAAAAATCAAGCGCGGCGATCATCATTCGCGCCTGTTCCTCTGTCATTTCAAGACGGTACTTTGTCGCCATTTGTTTTATCCTCCGTTATCTTGACCATAGCGCACTCATTTTGCCCGTATCGCTTATAAACTGTCATGCGCGTAACTTGGCTATCGTCGCTCCAGCAAATCCCCTTTAATGCGTCCATAATGCCTTTTGCGTGATTGTCAGCGTCCCCCGTATTTCTGCCGATAGGCTTTATCACGTTGTATTCCGCCGCCAGCCGCTTCCCTTTCTCATAGCTTTTGGGTATTCCGAACCACAAGACAATATCAATCCGCACCGCACATTCAAGCGGTTCTTTGTGTCGCATCGCTTGACGGGCGAATAACTGCACGATGTCTTTATACTCCCTGCACCGCTTCGGCGTGTACGTCCCGTGCATTGTAACCCTAGGCCGCGCCATCGGGACGGGGCGACCGGGAACCGTAAATTCAATCGTCATGTTTCAGCCCCCTTGTCCGCAAGCGTTCCTCAAGCCTCCATTTCATAGGCGGCGGGTCATCATAAAACAACATACAAATGCTCCACGGCTCACCACTCCCCAATGGACAACGCTCGCGGCAATTGCCCTTTGGAAATTGTTCCGCGCACCACCGCTCCACTATCAGCGCGGCTTGTACTACATCTTCACGAGTCACATCCTCGCCCCCTTATAAGCCCTGATAACTTTTAGCATCTTGCGTTTCTTTGGACGGCGATAAAACAGATATTCTTGATAAAGCGGGAAAAATCCGAGCACAATTATCTTGTATCGTTGATATTCGCCCTTCGTCATTTCTTCGCCGCCTTTCTTTTCTTCCTAACCGCCTTTTGTATAACCTTCTGTTTCGCCCTGCCAGCCCTTGCCCGACAAGACGGGCAAAGGGTGTTTTTGTCTTTGTCCGCGTCAACTTCCCAAAACGCAAGGCAAGACGCGCACCGTCGATTAACTATCATGCTGTCACCTCGAAAATCCTTTTAATCACATAGTCGGCGCAAGGTTGCGCCATTCCGTTGCCTAGTGCTTTATACCTCGCAGTATCGCTACAAGTCTTATCGTCGATCAGTGTGTACCCGTCCGGCAAGCCCTGGAGTCTTTCGCACTCTGTCGGGGTAAGACGTCGCACGGATTTTTGTAGCCTCACGACATTGTTAGCGTTCAGCGTCTGGCACTTGCCGCCCTCGACGGGGCGCATAACCTCGTCGGCGTGCGTCATATCATAGACGGCGACCGTCGGTCTTTGCGTGCCGCTTTCCGCGCTCGTCAGCGTCGGCATCTGCTCGACCTGATACCCTAATCCTCTGGCATCCGCTCCCGCTCCCGCCTTGAATCCTGCGGCTACAAGGTTTGCTTTCGTCGAATCGCCGCCGCACGGCGTTCTAAGCGTCTGCGCGATGGGAGACTTGTTCCACCAGCCGCGCCCCGTGTTCTGAAACGTCGCCACAACATCCGGGCCGCGATCTACGCACGGCGAACCGTCATTCCTCGCCGTCAGGCTTCGCGCCTTGTCGGGAACAAACAAAACTTGATCGTTAGTATTCGCCGCAAGTGTCAGGCTCCGCTCCCTGCTGACTAAAGCTCCCTTGCCCCCCCCGGCGCATCCTGCTCGCATTCGCAAGACGCTTGCGCCTCCAACGCCGCTTTCAGTTCCGGCGGCAAATCCTTCCCCCGCCTCTCCGCTCTCCGAAGAATCCCCATGCACGCTTTCGCGCTCAAATAGTATTTCTCCGGCACAGTGTCCTCTAAAATCTGCGACAAGAAAGATTCGACGGCGACGTTGGGGGACTCCCCAATATTGCGCGTCCAATACCCGCCATGCGACTTCAACTCCTGGGAATTGCACCAATCCAGCGGAAGCCCATCTATTACCTTCAGGCATTGGAACCGCACTTTCTCCGATTTCTTCGAGCACGGCTTGAAAATCCATCCCCCGATTGCTGGAAAAAGCACCGGGGACGTTCTCCCACACAAAGAATCGGGGGAATCGTCCCCCACTGGCACGCCGCATATCTCGAACAAGTCTAATTGCTGTCCTAAATAATCCGCTTCTTGCACCCTTTAACCCCTCCTGTTTCCCCGCAACGCTTAAATCTTGGCACGGTGAACCCGCGCAAATAATATCCACAGGCCACAATTCCGCGCCGTCCAGTTTTGTAATATCGCCAAGCTGCACAACGTCGGGGAAATGGTGTTTCGTTACGGCGCACGGAAAAGGCTCTATTTCACTGCTCCATAGCGGCTCTATTCCCGCGTGCTTTGCCGCAAGCAACCAACCACCGATACCATCAAAAAGACTTCCAAGCGTCATTTTCATGCGCTCATTCTCCAATCTTTGCCCTTAATCTGCACCCGCGCACACATACCATAAATCCGTGATACAATGCGCTCCCCTTGCGTCTTGTCAGCAAAATGCGCGGCTAGTTCGTCGGGCGCAAAGTTTGACGTTATGACTGTCTTTTTCCTGTCCGCATAACGTGCATTGATAATCGCGAAAATCTGCTCTCCTACCCATTCCGTGGCACGCTCCGCGCCCAAATCATCAAGGACAAGAATAGGCGCATTTTTCACGGAGTTTATAACTTCTTCCGTATTGCCACCCTTGAACGACGCGCGAATATCTGCCATCAAGTCCGGCACGCTGGAAAACAAAACAACTTTCCCGCGCCGTGCGATCTCGTTTGTTATGACACAAGAAAGCATCGTCTTTCCTGTACCCTTTGAGCCGTAGAAGTAAACAGACGAATCTTTATCATCATTGACAATCCAATGCGCTGCTTCTATCGCCTTTCGGTTTTCGTCAGTTTCCTTGTACTCGTCAAAGGATATTTCCTTGTAAATTCGCGGCACGCCCGACGATTCAAGCAAGCGTTTAATATGCGCTTGCTGTCGCCGCTGTCGCTCATAACGACAGGGATAATCAGAAACATGGTAATAATGGGTGTAATAGCGAAACATCTCATCGTCGTTATTGATAAACTTAAAATATCCTTTGTCCAAATGAGTGCAATATTCCAACCCTTGACAAGCCTTGCATTTTTCTTGTTCTGCTTCTACGTCCAGTATTTCCAACCAATGCTCTTTGATTTCATCTTCATGCAGGTTCGTGTACTTCCCACGGATAGACTTGATTAGCGTCGGCTCGTCTACATTCCTCTCGGAAAGAATCTGCTCTTTCCTTTTCTGCGTTTCCGCCTCGATCTGCTTCATTCGTTCTTCCCATTCCGCGTTCACCGTTACCGCCTCCATCCTTCCACGGCTCTTTCTTTCCCGATTCCTTCCACCGCATCAAAATTTTATCAACGTACTTGATAGACTTCGCGTGATTGATAGCGGCTATCTCCATAGCGTGAAGCGTCCATTCTTCGCCGTATTCATCGACAAGGGATTTAATAACTTCCGCTTCATACTGCGTCATCCCTGTATGGATATTGTTAGCAAAAAACGAAAATGGATTTCTCGCGCGTGTGCTATCATCTACATCATCATCTATCATCATCATCTTTAATTGTGTAGTGGTATGTGTAGTATCTTGTGTAGTATCTTGTGTACTAACTCGTGTAGTATCTTGTGTAGTGATATGTGTAGTATCTTGTGTAATTATTCTATATCTTGTAGTTTTCTTTCCGTCCGATTTATAGTCAATCAATCCAGACTGCTTCAATCGGTTTTTCGCTGAAACAATGGTCTTGTTTGTCAAACCTGTCAGCTTTTCCATCGTAGAATTAGCAACACTAAACCACTCCCGCCAATGCAAACGACCGTTTATATTCAGCAAGTGAATATAAATAACTTGCGCTGATGCCGGAAGCTCGTCCGCTTCTGCTACGGTGCAAAGTGCGTCGAGTTGTGCAAGGCAATCCATAGTTTCACCGCCTTTCTTTTGGTGTCCGTTATTGATTATTCTTCTTCCACATAATCAATAGTCAAATCATCCGAATAATGTTCAAGCATATATTGAAGTGCTCGTTCTCCTTCATCAAAATTCGCCACAGACTGTAATTTGATTGCTTCGCTCCATTGGTTACTCCCATATATACCGACTTCGCCTCGTGGAGCGTCAATATAAATCCGCATAATTCCCTTTGTGTTTACAATCTGCCGCCCGTTAAATATCAGCATAATTACACCACCTTTCTTTAGAAAATTTGTTCTCACTAACTATCACTATTATACACTAACTTTCAGCATATTGCAAGATATTATATATTGGTGTATAATACTAACAGGGGGCGAGAGTTATGAAGAAAACTATTTCGGCAAGTTTCAATGAGGAATTTTTGCAACGGGTAAAAGAACAAGCAGAAAAGGAAAAGCGTTCAATCAGTTTGATGATCGAAATCCTAGCAAGTGAAGCCCTTGACGCAAGGGCAAAGGCGGCGAAATAGCCGCCTATTTTTTATGCCAAACTCTCAAACAAATCCAACTGCCCGTAATACTCACCGCCGCCCCATTGTTCCGCCATAGCGCGGGCAATTCCCGGAAATGTTTTCGAGCTCAACTTTGAATTTTTTGAAAACCCAACTTCAGTTCTTGGTTGCCCGTTGTTTTTTTTGCTTCCGCCATGCACCCACATTTTTACGTTGTTCAATACAACTTTTGACGGGAAAAGTTTCGGCAAACCTTTCAACCATAAACAAGTCTTTTTAGTCCAAGGATCGCCAAAGTACCAAGGTTGTATAATCTGTGAGTATCGTGGAAGCCCCACAATAGCCATCGGGATAGGATTTTCTATTGCGATTTTTGAACAGTTTGCGTTAAATATTTTCATAAAAAAATCTTTTGCTTGCATTGCTTTTTCGTATCGATCTTTAACGATTTTCCCTTCTACTCTCATGCGAACCGCGCCAGCTTTAGTCATATATGTGCAAGGCGGGAAAGCTATTATCATATCCCATTTCTGTTTCAAAAGCGGCAAAACATCGCCTTGTATATGCCATTCGGGGTGTTCGCCGCTTGTCGGCAAAATATCGCAAGAATACGCTTCATGACCAAGCCGCCGAAATTCTGCCGTTACGCGTCCGCTTTCTTCGCAAGCAACAAGGATTTTCACTTTTCCACCTTCATTTTTGCCTTGTAAACCTTCTTCAAAGCCGCGTCCATCTCGATACCTTCCAGATGATACCTTTCAAGAAACGCCGCTTCGCCTTGATGGGCTTGCATATGGTGCTCCCTACAGAGCGGCAACACAAGCGCGCCCGTCTGGTCTTTCTCGCGCCATGCAAGCCCGCCATGCCCTGCCCTACTGCCGGATAAATGGTGAACGTCCGCACGCCGCCCACATACCGCGCATTGTTTGTGCATTAAACAGGCGTAAACGTAACGGCCTATATCCTCGCATTGTTCGTAAAGCGGGATTTTCGACGGCACGCCGTTCTCAATCATGAAGTCAATCAAGAACGAAATAAATTCTTTGCACGTTGTAACGCTACAATCTGAAAGGCTAAACATTTCGCTTTCAAGCGTCTGCAAGTGTTTAACCTTAAACTCTAGCTTCATAAGGCGTTTCATTTCGGCGGGCAAATATCCCGCCCATTCGCCAATCTCGGCTATTAAACTGTGCGCTTTCTTTCTCTGCTCTGGACTGATGCGCCGCCCGTCTGCAAACTCGACTAATACCTTGTCATAACGTCGCAGGATTGCACGGTCGATGCTAGGCAAAGCGGCGCGGATTGTCACGCCGCTGCCCTCGTCCATCTTGGCAATCTTGCCTTGCACGATTTCGCCCATCAGAACGGCACAGGCTCCGCATCCTGTGTTTCTCCGCCGCCCTTGCTTCCGCAAAACTCGACGCGATCTAAAACAACGTCCGTGGTATAAACCTTTTTCCCGTCTTGGTTCGTGTAGCTGCCAGTTTGAATGCGCCCTTCGGCAAGGATTTCCTTGCCCTTGGTGAAGTATTTTGCCAAAAATTGCGCCGTGTTTCCCCAAGCCGTGCAGGATATAAAGTCGGCCTTGCGTTCCTCGCCCGCCTTTGCGTAACGGTCAACGGCGATTGTCAGCCGCGTAAACGTCTGCCCGCTGACTGTTGTTTTGACTTCCGGCTCCTTGGCGATTCTGCCTTTAAGTATCACGCAATTCATTCGTTTGTCCTCCTATTCCATGCTTCAACTGCTTCTTGTTCCGTTTCTGCCCTAACCTCTACAAGATGGCTGTTTACGTTATAGTTTGAACACTGGATAAATACCCTGTGATTTGTCCGCCACATAAACGCTTCGCCGCCGCAAAACGGGCAAGGCTTCAAATCCTCGTTCATATTCTATCCCCCGCATCCTCGTTAGTGATTTCTTGTAAAAGCATTGCTTCTTCCAACCGTTCATCATCGTCTTTGACTTCGGCAACCCACGGCACAAAATTTTTCTCCATTTCCGCCGCCTCTGCGTCTGTAAGTTCGCTGGACGCGCTTTTGTTGTAGTGCCGCCGCATGACTTCTTTTATATCGTCGTTCGTTACGCCGATTTCTTTTGCCGCCGCCGCGATTGCCCGCAAACTTTCAACTTTGCGCGGGGCTTTCGGTGTTTGCGGTTTCGGCGCGGGCGGCGCGGCAGGTCTGCTGTATTTGCTTTCCATGCGCCCCCGGTAAATGTCAGCGGCTACACCGATAACCTTTGCGGCACTACCCAGCGCGTCAGTGATTGCCATTTTGTATCCCTCATCGTTGCCGTGTATGCCGTTCTTGTCTTTGACAATCAGAAAGTCGCCCCCAAATCCCGGTATCGGATCGCTCCATTTGTCGCCGTCCTTAATGTACAGATTGACTTGCACAAAAATCATCATTTCCTGCGTCGCCGGGATAGGCTCGGTAAAAGTGTTTGCGATCTCGAACTTCCAGCCAACGCCGCAAAGCCCAAATTCGTTTGTTAATGCTTCATATCGCCACTGCGGGTTAATATCCGAAAATCCTTTCAGCTTGCCGCCCGTGATTTGCTTTACTGCATCGGCGGGCGGGCTTGCCATGTTCTCGTAATGCGCGTTCATTGTTTCGCCCCCTTCGCTTTACTTAACGCCTCGTCACACAAGCTAACACTAAAAACCTCGCTTGAACCGTTCCCTTTTTCGTCATACGAAACAAGGATTGAACATCCGCAATAGTAAGCGTCAAGTAAACCCTTTTCTTCTACTTCCTTTATAAAATCTCGAAATGTTTTTATTTCTCCCATTTGCGAACAAGTCATCATTTCTTCGCGCCCCTTCACTTAATACGTATTGATTGTTTTTCTTCCAAATGCGCCCCCGGTACAGCGTGCCCGTCCTGTATCGCCTGTTTAATGCTTGCCTTGTCCGCGTCCACCTTGATTGTCGTGCGCTTGTATGCGTCGGGCAGCTTGTCAATATCGTCTATCACCGTCGTTGCAGTCGGCGCGGTAACGGTCATATTCCCGCATGGCGTTTCGATTTTCTTCTTTCCCACCGCGATCAGAAAATCACAATATCCACGCCGCACCCGTTCCAGCCGATTCTTCCGCGCTTGCTTCAACGCTTTCAGTTCGTCCATGCGCTTGTCGATAGCCTCAAGAAATGCTGTCTGCTTTTTGATGTACTCGATACCATCCGCAACTGCAGCGGGTACGTCGCTTTCATAAATGCCCTCTAGCGCGTTTTTCACGTCCGGCTCGATAGATTTATCGTCTGCCTCGTCTAAAACGTCTTGCAGGGCGTTTATGCGCTCACTGATGTCATATAACCAACTTTGCATTATGTCCCCTCCTAAAATTCAAGCGGCTTTTTGTTCTTCCGCCACCAAATCAAATGTTTTGCAAGTGCCTTTCTTTCTTCGCGGTTTTTCAGCTTTACCGCGCGGCGAATAACTGCCGCCTGTTTCTTTCTCGTTTCTTCCATTGTTTGCGCCCCCCTTAAAAGTGATATCCGTTGTTTTCCCGCGACCATGCAAAATAGTCCATTAGCCTTTCTTCTTCCTCTTCTTCCTCGATTCGCTCCAACCAGTCATAATCATCTTCGTATTCTTCCTCGCCGAAATCCTCGCCAAAGTCTCCCCAGTAAGCGTCATTTACCATCGGATTTTCAACGTCTTGCATTTACAAAACCCCCTTTTCGTGCTATAATGCACAAAGAAATTCATTTCGCATACGGATTTCTTTCGGGCTTGAAGTGCTACCAACGCTTCAAGCCTTTTTCTTTGCCCTGCTTTTCCTGCGTCCCTGCTCCCAGTATTCTTTCATGTACTGCCGCCGCCTTTCCGCGCATTTCTCACAAAGCACTTTTCCGGGCGCGGCGGGTGCGCCACAATCCAGACACCAACCATGATCTTTTAGCCATTGTTTGTGTTGCCTATTTACCTCGCGTTTATGTTCTAGTGCGTGCATCGGGCAAAGCCTAGCCGGGGCTTTCCCGACAAACTCCACGCCGCAAACCTCACAGATTCGCGTTTCAAAACGTCGATTGCCTGTCATGCCATCACCCAAAACAAAAGATAGGTTTCGATGATAAACGCGGCGATTAAAAACGCTCCTTGCCCCTCTTCCGTCAAGCTATTCCACAATTTACTCATGCCGCCAGCCTCCTTGTTTCGATATGGTGTTTGCAGTACCAGTGCGCCGCCGCGATCTCGACTTCCTCCGGGATTTCCGCTTGATAGTATTTCACCCGCTTGCCGTCAGCGTGACGCGCTTTCCAGTGTTCGTATCTGCACCCGCGAGAACGTTTCCACCCGGGCGCGAACAAAACGCCGTCGCAATCGTTCATAAGCGCAACCGCCATCATCAAGATTGTTTCATCATCTACGCCGTCGCGCTCTAGTGGCTCAAAGTACGAAAGCGGGTCAATCAAAATCCAGTCCGTTTTCCCCTCCGCGTCCCATACTGCCCTGTAAAACGCCGCCAACGCCGCCGCCTTTTCGCGGTTTTCTTCTCGCCCTTGATACGGGTGTGATAGATAGATTTTTTTCATCATTTTTCTTCCCCCTTTTCTTGTCTGCCTTTCTAGCCTAACCTCACCATACCGGGACTTACCACGCCATAACTCGCCCAACCTCGCCTGCCAAACCCCGCCCCAACTAACCGGGCCTGTCCCTGCCAACCTAACCATGCCTGCCGCGTTATGCCGCCTTTTTGCTTCGTTTTTTAATCTTCTTTACGGCGCGATCTATTGCAGAAAATACTTCGGAAAGTTCCATCAAACTCTCATATTTCCGCTTGAAATACGTCATTTCCGCCAGTGCCCTAGTTAAAACCGCCTGCCGCGTTTCTTCTTTGCTCAAAGCCGCGCCGACTGCGATAAATGCGCCGCTTTTTTCGTCTTGATCAGCAACATTGACAAATGCCCGCGTTTCAATTTCCTTTTCTCCGCTTTCAACCGTGACTTTCAACGAAATAAGGATTTCATGCGCCTGCCGCAATCGGTAAGCCTCTGCCGCTTTGCCATCGTCCCATTCAAAACAAGGGTGAAGCGGCGCGTTTTCGTCCCGCGAATCTTCAAGAATAATCTTCGGCGTTACCGTGCCATGAATCGCCGTCAACTCTTCCAACCGCTTGCCCGCAACCTCTGCCGCAACGGGCTTGTTGTAACTCCACGAATAAACCATTTTCAAAACCTCCTTTAACTAACCATACCTGCCACACCTTAACTTAACCAACCGGGACACGCCAAGAAACGCCGCGCCTGCCCCGCCTTGCCACGTCTTAACAAAACGCGCCTAACCAATCCTTGCCATGCCTGCCAAAACTTGTCGTGCCAAACACCAACACACCAAGCCGTACAATGCCACGCCTGCCAAACCTAACCGTACAATACCGCGCCGCGCCATGCCTCAAAAACCTTGCCGGAACAAGCCACAAAACGCCTTGCCTGCCTGACCACGCCACGCGCCGCCAATCCTGTCCACGCCTCAACAAGCCTTACCTGCCGCGTTTATGCTACATGAAAACGCCCGTTTTGCCCGTCTTTAGAAGGACGCCACTCTCCGACACCGCAAGCAAACCCGCCGAGATTTATCATGTTTGCAACCTGCTCCAAAGAAATGCTCATTGGTACATACTGAATAGGAATATCCGCTTCCCATTCCTTAAATTCCCCGCGATAGCGCAAATCTGCGGGGCTTGTAATTCCGCCCAAACGAACCATATCTTCACGGATTGTCGGCGTTCCTTTGATTTCTACCATTTCACCGAGGATATGAAACGCGCCACGGGCTGTCGTTTTCTTTTCAATTGCTCCCAACTGATACGCCGCATCAATCGCCGCCGCCTTAAATGCCACCGCCGGAAAACCAAACCGCGCCTTTTTAATATCTTCCATCGTCGGATTCTCCGGCTTTTCAGTCAGCCAGTACAAGCTATCGCAAAACTCCTGCCAAGGTGCACGGACTTCTTTTCCCGTCTTGGCTTTCTTCAACTGCTTTTCAAGCATCATGCGCTTTGCCTTTTCGCTCCAAGCATGAACGATCAGCGGCGAATCTCCGACAATGTGGATTTTCGTTTGCTTCACTTGGATTGCCGGGATAGTGATTCCAATTTGTTCCTCTTGAATTGCTTCTTTTTTCTTTGTTGCCATTGTTCAAAACTTCCTTTCGTGATATAATGTAATTGTTCAAAACTTCTACCGCTTCGCGTGTTGCCATCACGCGGGGCGGTTTTTCTTTGTCTTGCCTGCCATACCTTTACTCGTCTATGTCTTTTTGTTCCTCCGCTACCATGTAAAACACGTAACAAACGCAAGCAATAAATGCTACAACCGAAACGCCCGCTAAAAACTCCATTAACAAGCTATCTCCTCCTTTCTTAGCTTCGCCATAGCCGCGTCAACGAGTGCCTTGTTAAACCGTTCCTTGATTTGTTCCTCGCGCCCTTCCCATCCGTGCAAAACAAAGGTCACGTTGCACCCCGCCGCCGTCGTGCGATACTCAACGCCGTCTTTAAGCTTTCGCGGCAGTTTCATGATTACGCCCCCTTCCCTCACGCTCCGTGAAGTTCCTCCGCAAAAAAAATATTCATGTCGAAGTCTGGAAACGCGCTTTTGAATTTGTTTAGAAAGGTTCGGCTCGGTCGTCGGTTGCCGCTTTCAACCTTAGTATAAAAAGAAAGCGAAACGTCGATTGTCTTTGCCATCCTTTCCTGTGTCAGTTTTCGCGATTTACGAAACTCCTTCAAGCTAGGCATATTAGCACCTCCTTTCACGTTTCGTGTGGTTACACGATAATAATACATCACGCATTGTGAAAAGTCAACCCTTTTCTAAAAAATTTTTCACATTTCGTGACATAGCAAGGATTTTCACGCTATGTGTAGTATTTTAGTAGTAAAAGGGGGGACGCGTAATGATTCGCTTGAAAGAATTAAGAAAAGTTAAAAATATAACGCAAGAAGAATTAGCAAAGCAACTTCAACTCTCACCTAGCACAATAGGAATGTATGAAACGGGACGGCGCGAACCAGATTTTGAAACCCTCCAAAGGATCGCAGATTATTTTCATGTGTCCACTGATTACATACTAGGGCGCGAAGAAAAGCGTTTACCATTCGCCGCGTTGCCCGTTGTCGGAAACATTATAAAAATGTTTGCGGCATTATCGCCACAAAAGCAAGAACAAGCTGCGTCTTATATTGCGTTTTTGGCGCAGGACGATAAAAAGGCGTAAAAAAAGAACCGCCTCAAGGGCGGCTCATGTCAAAGTGTTCTTTCCATTCCAGAGGATAAGCAAAATATCTAAATAAGCAAGTGTCATCCATGCCATACGGCTTAAAAAATTCGCACGCTTGGCAACCGTCCTGTTGTTGGCAGTAGTCAAAAATCAGTTTCAGCGCGGCGCGGGCTTCTTTGTCTTGTATTTTTTCACTCATGGGTTTGCCTCCATTCTTTTCTCTGTTGCGGTCACGATGTACTTTGTCATTGATTCGCCTACATCGTCGGCGGCTTGTTTGACTTTTTCACGCCAACCTTTAGGGACGTTTATTTTGAGTTGATCGTAGGTTTTCGCGTTATAACGCGCTACAGCGCGGGTGTGTGGGGTTGTCATGTATCACGCCTCCTTGATTTCCTTTTTCATTTTGAGGATTTCCCGTTTCATTTCAAAGGTTTCTCCTACAAGATTCATAGCCTTGTTAAAGTCAACCGCCATCATGTTAATACTAATATAGGCTTTGTCTGTTATCCCGTCTTTTTCGATTTCAAACTCCGTTCGGCTAGGATACTGCTTTATATACTTATACGTGTATCCATGCTTTTCGAACCATTTCTCAGCTAGTTTGTCATACTGCCTCTTTTGAATTTGTTTTGCCATGATTTACGCCTCCTTTTTAATATGGGGCTTGCGCCCCCGCCTTGTTACGCTTCTTTTTCTTCCCATTTCTTTTTGTCGCGGTTCCATTCCACAATGATTGTTCCCTCGTGTACTGTAAACCCCGGCAACGTGCGGCGATGTGCCAACCATAAGCCGTCAAAATTTGCCATTTCAAAGGATTGATGGTGTTCGTTGTATGTAAAGAACGCCTTTCCTTTCTTTAATACCGTCTTGTAATCTGTGCCGCTTGGCTCTGTGCGGTATCTGTTGCATTGTTTCCTAACTGCCATTGTTTCCGCCTCCTTTTGTTTTGTTGTGTTCCCCTTGCCCAATGTAATAGTACCATGACACAAGAAAAAAGTCAAGCATATTTTGAAAAAATTTTTTGGGAGTGGTCGAAATGCCAACCGCCGCAATATACGCCCGGGTCAGTACCGACAGACAAGCCGAACAGGGCTACAGCATCGAGACGCAGATAGCCGCTTGCGAAAAATACGCCGCCGATCTCGGCGCGGCAACCGTCACGCAGTTTGTCGATGATGGCTATTCCGGCGCGTATCTTGACAGGCCGCGCCTTGACGCTTTGCGGGACGCATTACGGGCAAAAATTTACGACGTTGTGATAGTCTATACCCCCGACAGATTAGCCCGGCGATTAAGCCATCAATTACTTTTAACCGAAGAAATAGAAAAAAGCGGCGCGGTCTTGCATTTCGTACAAAGCGAATACAAATCCACGCCCGAAGGGCAGCTATTTTTCCAAATGCAAGGGGCTTTCAGCGAATATGAACGCGAAAAGATAAAAGAACGCACAATGCGCGGCAAGCGCGGCAAATTAAAAAGCGGTAAACCGATTTCAGATCATGGCGTATATGGCTATTCATGGGACGAACAAGCGAAAGATTATATTGTAAACGAACCGCAAGCCGCGATTGTCCGGCAAATATTTGATATGTATATAAGCGGCGATTTCGGCGGCACCGATGCCCTCGCCGTCAAGTTGAACGAAATAGGCATACCGTCACCGGGCGGCAAAAAATGGCTCGGCTCAAACGTCTGCCGCCTATTAAAAAAGTCTATGTATAGCGGCGAATATTACGCCTATAAAGAATACTCAAAGAAAATTGACGCGCACAAAAGAACAAGCACAACGCGCCCGGAAAGCGAATGGATACCGATGCAGTGCCCCGCGATTGTCAGCCGTGAAACATTCGACGCGGCGCAACGATTACTAGACGCGAACAAGAAACGCCGAAAACGAAAGATAGAAACAAAGCAGTATTTATTACAAGGCGTTATGAAATGCGCCCGTTGTGGCGCGTCTATCGTCATTCGCCGTCCGGCCAGCGGGGCTTATTATACTTGCTTTAACACCGTGCGCGTCGGCAACGATAACAAATGCCATGCGCGATATGCAAAAACGGATATTGTTGACGCGGCGTTTTGGGACACGTTGAAACAGATATGCAAAACGCCGAAAAAACTAGCCGCCTATATAAAGGCCACCGACAAAGCCGCGCCCCGCGTTGATGATACGCAAAAATTAAAAGAACGCCTTGCCAAGATTGACGCAGAAAAAGCCGCCATTGTCGAATGGTACACAAGCGGATTTTTAACGCAAGCCGCCGCAACCGCAAAACTTGAAGCGTTGACAGGTGAAGCGAAACGCATACAAGAAAAGCTGTCCGCGCCGAAAAGCAACGAAAAGGCCGTTGACATAGCGCGGATTTATAACCTTGTCAAAGATTGTGAAGATAGTTTT